CTTGTATCTACGATCTTCAGCCTCAGTAGCACGGTATCTAACGTGTAAGAATGGTCTCTTAGCATTTTTGCCCATGATCTGATCGTATACAGATGTAGAACCCGCAGGAACTAATAGACCTGTGATCTGTCCTGAACCTACATTAGATAATCCACCTCTCATGGTTGGATCGTTCAAATACTTCCAATCTGATTTGTAGAAGTCATAACCACGTCTAAATCCTGAGAAACCAAGGTTCAACGCCATTGTTACGTCATTATCAAATAGACCGAATGATGCAGCCTGTGAAGGAGCTGTACCACCCGTAGCAGCTGTACCTAAACCGTTTAATCCTGCAAGCATTCCATCAATGTCAAAACTAAATTGACGATTAACGGATATTACGTTTTCTTCGATAGCACCCTGCTTATCCAAACGCTGTACGATTGTATCCCAATCAGCAAGTGTTGTAGGATTTCCTGCGCCCCATACGTTACCACGAGCGTTAACAACGTAGAAGATACCCTCAGACCCTGCGGCAGTAGGTGTACCTGTAGATAGGTATGTCAATGCACCGGAACCTGCAGCAGCAGGAACAGCCTCGATCATTGAAGTTTCGATATAGTCCTCAAAACGAAGACGTGTCTCATGCTCAGACTTCAAGTACCATAAGTATCCTGTAGCACCGTTCTCAGTTGTAACCTCAACCCAACCAATCTGAGCCATGTCAGACCCGTTAACAGCGTACTTATCCTTAAGGATAATTGGCTTGTTAGAGTAAAACTCAGACTCAGCCTGTAAGGAACCATCCATCCCAACAGATCCTTTCTTGAATTCAGAACCGTAGATGAAAATTGTACATACAGAAGCAGGAGGAATGTTTAATGCTGCTTCATAGAAAGCAACAGTAATCTGTAAACCTGAAACAGCAACAACGATAGCCTTGTTAGTAGCACCTGCATCAGGACCCGTTGTGGCGTTATTTTGAATAAATACAGTCTGATTAACACGGATTGCAGCTGTAGTTGCATTTGGGTCAGAAATAGTAAATACCTGCTGTCCTGTAACAGGAGCGTTTCTTGTACCCGCTGTACAGCTAGTGTATTTAATGTGTAAGCGACCCTGTTCAGCCCACTTGACTTGGTCAGAGTTTGATGGCATCTCAGCACCTACAAGACGTAGGAATGATGCAATTGTTCTGTTACCATAACGTTCGAATTCTTTCTCGTATGTATCAGGAAGATACTGATTTAAGAAATCGAAGTCATTGATGTAGTTTTGTTGTAATGCAATCCTCTCTGCTGCCGGTTGCAGCTGAAAGGTAGGAGTTCCTAATAAAGCCATTTTTGATAATTTTTAATTTTTTATAATCTTTTTGTACTACGGATTTTTAAATTTCTTCCATGGTCAGGATTAACCGCTTTAACCTGAAAACCATCATTCCCCCTAGTAGCCTCAGTAGCTCTACGCTCAGACATATTTATATTCTTAGTCTTACGCATCAAGTCATCTGTTGCATCAGCTATACCTTGCTCATAAAAGTGCTTGGCAAACCTCTCAGGGTTCATCGCAACAGCCAATGACTTATGATACCCTACCGCATCTTTAATTAGCCCACTTTCATCTAAGAATTTGCTAATAAAATTTGCAGGTGTTGATTGAACTCTCTTCAATTCAGCAGCATCACCAGGATTGAAAACCACCTTCTTGTTATTGATATTGAACTCAAAACCTTTGAACTCTCCACCAAAAACCTCGTTTGTCTTTTGGTCAAACCATTGACGCTTACGGTTATTTTCTTCCTCAATAGTCTTCGCCTGTTTAATATACTGACGATAAGCTTCAAACTCCTCCTTCTCTTCCTGAGAAACTCCTGCCGTGCTTGACTCAAGGGGCATCTTATATTTCTCCTTCTGATTGTTAAAGAACTTTTTAGCTTCGTTGACAGCCTTCTTTCTAGCTATCTTAGCTTTCTTAATGTAAGACTCATCATCCAAGTCTTCGTCATACCTATAGTCATCCAACATAATCTCAACGTCATCTGCGTCAAGACCCTCTTGTGTTGATAATAGATAATCCTTAAGAAGCTGTTCTTCAGGCATAGCGTCAAAGTCTTTTCTTAACTTAATAAAGTCTTCAAATCCTCTGCCTGTTTCCTTTTTATATTTCATATAAGCAGCTACATCCTCCGGCATATCCTCTGAACTGTTACGCTCAGACATAAGCTCGTCAAATGAGTTTATCTGCTTGTTATATCTCTTACCAATATATGAAAGAACGTCTTCCTCTCTTAAATCAAACTCTTGTTGAGATTGTACAATATCCTGTACATTTTCTTGATCTTGAGATCCAAAAACTTCTTGTTCATGTCTCTCAATTAACTCTTGCTCAACCTCTTGAACACTTTTTTGTTCTCCTGAGTCTAGTACCTTTACTGATTTGAATTCCATTTGATTAAATTTTATTGTTACAAAAATATAAAAAAAACATTATATAGTATTATCTAGGATTAAATTCTGCTAAATCAAATCCATCTAAGCTGTCCTCGTTTGACTCAAAGTCTACAGGAGGAAGGTTATTCTTTCTTTGATCTATCAGCTTAGACTGCTGTGTATTCTGAATACCAATGCGTCTCTTCTTCTCATCCTCTTTCATTTTCTCACGGTCTAATGATATCCCTGACTGCATCTCATGTAACTTCATATTATAATTAAACTCCTCCGCCATCAACTGAGACTTGATCTCAGCCTCAAACTGCATCTTCTTCATCTGAGCATTAATCTCCGCCTCAATAACCTGAGCCTTTGACTGAGCTTCCAACTGTATCTTCTGAACAGCTGTCTGTGCCGCCATCTGCTGTGACTGTAACTGCTGTTGCGCAATCATAGCCTGTTTCTGCATTGCCATCTGCTCCTCTCTCTGTAAGTTCTTAGACCTCTTTACCTTTAGTAATTGGTTTGCTAACTTTAAGTTCTTAAGCTCTCTGATGTCAATAGCATCCTCAAGGTTGATGTCACCTCTTGATAATGCCATCTGTACGTTAGCTTCAAGCTGTGCCTTCTGCTCTTCGTCAGGTGATACTTCAATAAAAATACCAAAGTCATATAGGTATAGCTCTTTTATATCCTCAAGTATTGACACGTTATACCTGCCAATTCTCATGGCGAAGTCCTCTTTAAAGTCAGAGTACTCAAGTATGTCGGAGATTCTATATGTTATGGCTTCTGCTAATGTTCTATAGATATAAAGAGCACTATCCAAGATATGTCTTGTCGCTGTATTTGAGTTTAATGCTGCCATCTTCTGTAGACCAACCAAAGCGTTAGGGTCAGGTGTCGATCCGTCTCTAGCCTCGTTAAGACCTGTTACGGTTCTGATCATGTCCATATAGTGCTGGTAGTTAGCTATAAGCATCTGCGTCTTAGCAGCACCTGAGTTTGACGTAAGCTGAGTTATTGGAACTCTAGCGTTATTAAACTCACCGTCCTGTGTAAAACTTCTACCGATAACACTACCGGTTTGGAAGTATAGTCTTAAAGCATCCTCAGGGTTATACGCTGCACCAGTTCCAAGGTCAACCTCATTAAGACCGTCAGCGTCAATGAACACACCATCAGGAACAACCCTGTTAATGACCTGCTGTAGTTTTAAATGCGTTATCTGTATTAGGTCAGCGAATGGTATCATCCTTCTTACCAATGACTCAATAACGCCCTTATACATTCTTGGAGCACAAGCAACGAACATCGGTATAGCGTGCTGAGATGATGACTTAGGTCTAACCATATTCTCAGCCATCTCCCACTTCAATAAGAAGTTGGTCCCCATAACCATAATACCCTCATACCACACGTCAATAATCTTCTCTACCTTTTCAAATGATCCTTCCTCCATCATCTCTACCGGAGGATTAAAACTATCATCTTTCTCTATCATTCTCGTACCACCACTCTCTAATGATTTCTTTTTGTAGACAATTTTCTTGGTTGTCTTATAGTTAAAATACAGTAGAGTACAAGTGTCTCGATAAAACATATCGTTTTCATAAAACCTCGATACATTGTAATAATCGTACCACCCTTGGCTATATTGCGATATTTGGTATAGGTCATCTTTCGTTAGCTTTGGATTAATCTTGTAAAGCTCTGTAAGTGGCATCGTCTTAATCTCACCCCAATAGAAACAATCTTTAAAGAATGGATCTTCAGTGTAACTGAAAACAACATTTGCCGGATCAACATAGGATACCCTAACACCTTCACCCAATAAGAACTCATGCTTTGCCACAGCTATACCAAGTACAGTCATGTCATAGTCTAACCTCTTACGGATATCGTCATAGTGGTTCTCATCAAATATTGTATTCATTGCAACTTCCTCAGCTATCTCAATAGCTGGCTTGTAATTTATCTGCATATAGAGTGACAACTCCTCGTCATTCTCAGGTAACTGCTCGGGATCCATCATGAATGGATCTGCCCCAGTATACTTTTGTATCTTTTCAAATATATCCTTACCCGCCATCTGAGTCTCAATCATGTCTTGATACTTGTTACGCTTTGCTAGCGACATAGCATCTTGAGCATAAGCTTTTGGCTTGAAAAGTCTATCAGACATTCCATTTACAACAATGTCAACAAACTTAGGGATAACAGGAACCGGTGTCCAGTCAATGTTTAGATATGACAAGTCTCCGTCAATAGCAAGCTCATTCTTGTACTTTGCTACCGACTGCTCTCCCCTAGCGTAAAGCCTAAGCCTATGGTAATCTCTCCATCGGCTGTAGTATCTAGCAGAAGTTCCGTCCTTTCTAAACCATTCGTATTGAATAGCTTGACCTACCTGTAGACCATAGCCTTCTGATGCCTTCTCTGCGTCAGTAGCCCATTGGTTAGGGAAGTCTGTGTATTGAATGTCTATTATTATATCTTTCATCGAATTAATTGACTTGTTGTTCCATCATTTGAATACCTAGCAAAGTTAATAATAATTTTTGATTCTTTCTTCTCAGGCATATAAAGGTGTTTTTGATTTGCCATTATTGCTAATCCTGAGCTTATACACGCATCAAATTTTGTTCTATCGTTAATATCAAACTTTGCCCAATCCTCTAAAGTTCTTGTAAAGTACATACTACCCATTTCATCAGGCTGTCTATATGTGCCTGTCATATCTAACCCTATATACTTCTCAATATAAGACTCGATGGCTGAAGCGTGCGACTGCTTAACATCCTCTGAGGAGTTTGGAATACCACCAATCTCCTTCTCAGTTTTTGTTAATTTGTTTATCGCCTTGTCAGGTCTGTTCATACAAAATCCTCTGTAACCTCTATTCTTAAAATGATATAATAATCGTGGCTTGTTATTCTCTATCAATATCGGCATACCATAAAAAACGCAAGCCATTAGTACTTCTTCAAAAAATATCTCTGCTGTTTGTGGTCTAGCTATATACTCTAAAAAAAACTCATTAGTAGGAGCGTCATCCATATGGAACTTAGTCATACCATGTAATGATCCGTTCGATCCTCTACCACCAACAACCGCTGATATATCGTATGGGTCACATCCAAATGATCCTAAGTGTTCATTACCAGGATAAAATGTCCCATTCCTTGAGTGTACATTATTCTGATAATGAGCAGGTGGCATCCAAGTAACCAAGAATCTTCCAGTCCTATTAGGTGTAAATATAACTCTTGTGTCCTTAATACCATCCTTCCATGAGAACGACCCCCTTGTTGTATAATGCTCTAACATTAAAGAGTCATTATAGTCTATCTGCTGATATATCTTTGTCAGGTTAAATAACGCCTGCTTGCTTTCATCTCTAAATGCGTGTGACTCTGTCCTGGGAAACTGACGATAGAACTCATTCAATGCATCAGCATCGTTTTTAAGTGACGCTACCTCATTCTCCCAATAGTCAACAGCTCCGTTCTTGATTAGACCACCATCAACACCTTCTATTGGCTCCTCCGGTTTGCTATAAACAGGCATTCCGTACTTGTCAATAAATCCCTCCATATTCCACTCCATCGGTATAAACAAAGCATAAAGCCCACTCTTTGTCTGCCCATTAGCATTTCTAGACATCACGTTTGAGTCCTCGTATAGCTTCTTGAAGTTGTCACCACCCTTAGCTAATGCATTTGACGTTGACCCCATCATACACTTACCAATAACTTTGCTACCTAAACGCAAACAAGTTTTTGTTACACGCCAGTTATTCAAAATATTATTTGGCTTAATCCACTTACCTGACTCGTCATGTGCTAAGAATAGAAGCTTTTCACCGTCATAGGAGTTCTCCTCTGTATTCTTCCAGTCTATTGTTGTGTCTAGTCCTATTATGTCATTATCACTAACCTCGTGCATATTCTTTTTGGTAATCTTAGACGCAGGAACACGGAATGCTAATTCAGTTTTCGGCTTATCCATACCATCCATAATGGGTTTAAAAAAGAATGGTAACTTGTTGTTAATAGGAACAACCTTGTCCGTAAACATTTTCTTAGCATCCGCCCCTGTTTTAGATAAGATACCTAACCTTGAATCTCTTGCTAGAGTTGCCAGGTTAACACATTCTGCGGATGACATAAAAGAGAATCCTGAACGTCTTATCTTTAGGTATATCATACCAAAGCTTCTTTCATCAGCCTTACAAGCCTCCCAGTACAAGAAGAATATTCTATTAGCTTCACGAAAATCGGGATACCCCACATCAATACTAGACCACTGTAAATACATATAATGAGAGCCTGTTATATAGCAGGGTTTCCCTTTATTCATAAACCAATAACCTTGCTCTCTGTAGTCAAATTCTTGTTCAATGTAATCAACCCAACGGCTTTTAAACTCCATTGGCTTGTCATTCCATTGGAATATTGACTGAATCTTCTCAAGTTCTCTTGG